ATAATTAAAAAATATCATTCATTAGGTATTAAAGTGATATTTGACATTGACGATATTTGGACATTGCCTAAAAGCCATTATTTAAGTAGGCTTTATGAAATCCATAATATACCAGGTCAAACAGTCGAAATTCTTAAAAATGTAGATTTAGTAATTACTACTACCAAACATTTAGCATCTAAGATTAAAAAGTATAATAAGAATGTTGAGGTAATTCCTAACTGCTTAGATCACGAAGACGAACAATGGAAACCAAACAAAACTAAAAGTGATAAAATAAGATTTGGCTACATTGCAGGAATTTTCCACAAAGAAGATATTTCAATCTTAGAAATGCCTATTCGTAAAATATTAAGGCATGATATTAACGCTCAATTTGTTTTAGGTGGTTATAACGATAATGCAGATTACCGCTATTATGAAAAGGTAATGAGTGGCGGAACTTTAACCGACAAATATCAAAGAGTTTATAGTTTACCCGTACACGATTATGGAAAGGCTTATAATGAAACTGATGTAAGTTTAATCCCATTGCAATCAAATTCATTTACCGAATGCAAAAGCGAAATAAAGTTACTCGAAGCTGGTTTACATGGCAACCCTGTAATTGTTAGTGATGTACTACCTTATAACATATTTCCGAAAGAAACTGCAATATTTTTAAATAATAATGATATTAATGGATGGTACAAGGCAATAAGAAACCTAAGCAAAGATGAATCAATGAGAAAGGAATATGCAGAAAGTTTACAAAAATACGTTCAATCAAATTATAACATAAACAAATGGACTCAAATAAGAAAACAGATTTTAAAATCGGTATTGGCGTAACAACTACTCCTAATCGTAAAGAATACGTTGATAGGTGGTTAGAATACTTTGAGAAGTTTAAACCTTCTAATTACCATCTGCACATTCACGAAGATGTACATTACAAAGGAGTTGCATACTCAAAGAATCAAAATTTATACACTTTAAGGGATTGCGATTATATTTTCTTATTTGACGATGACTGCTATCCATTTGAAAATAATTGGGCTGAATATTTTATTAATTCAGGATACAATCACTTACTATACTTAGAGCCTAGTCATAATTTAAAAGCTAAAATAAACGATTTAGAGATATATCGAGATTGTGGTGGTGTATTTATATACTTAACAAAAGAAGTATTAAATAAAGTAGGTTATTTTAATTCTGAGTATGGGCAGTATGGATTTGAACACGCTGGTTATTCAAACAGAATTTATAAAGCAGGATTAACCAATGCACCTTACCAACAACTTGAAGAAACTGATAAATACATTTGCGCCTTAGATTATATTATTGAACACAAATCAAGTATTCCTGAATATAAAAAAGCAAAGTTAATAGAAGAAAATCGAAAAGTATTTATAAAGGAATTGCAAAGCGAAACTATTTTTTATAACTTTGAAGAGTGAACGAACACATACTTTTTAAACTAGCAACTCGAAGCAGACCACAAAAGGCAAAAAAAGCAATTGATAATATCATAATGCTTTGTAATTCAATGAATTACACAATTTTAGTTAGTATTGATGAAGATGACGAAAGTATGTTTGGTTTTAGTTACCCTGATGACAATGTATTCATAAGCAGAGGAACTTCAAGAAATAAAATAGATGCCATTAATCGAGACATGGATATTTTTGAAGGTTGGGACATTTTAATCAATACTTCAGATGACATGGTATTTGAAATTAAAGGATTTGACAATATAATTAGGCAAGATTTTAAAGGAAACTTCGACCAGGTTATTCATTATTCAGATGGCTATCAAAAAGGAAATTTAATGACTATGAGCATAATGGGAGTTGATTATTATAAACGCTTTAATTATATTTATCATCCTGATTATCTTTCTTTATGGTGCGACATGGAAGCTACTGAAGTAGCCAAAATGTTGTCTAAATACGAATACAAAGGAGATCAAAAAGTATTATTTACTCACAGGCATCCTGCATGGGGTTTATCTGAATTTGATGCACAATACCAAAAAACAGAAGCGCAGCATATTAATCAAAAAGACTACGAAACTTACTTAAAAAGAAAAGCAAAACTATTCAATTTACCTGAACATTTAATATTAAACAAAATTTGATACTTTCTATTTTAATACCAACGCTACCTGAAAGAATTGAAAAGTTTAATAAACTATTCTTTGATATTAATTTTCAATTAGAAATGCAGAATGCTTTTGGAATAGTTGAAGTATTAATTGATGAAGCCCCAAAAGGAAAAAGCATTGGTCAAAAGAGAAATGAATTATTGCAGAAAGCAAGTGGTGAATACATTTGTTTTATAGATGATGATGATAAAATATCAGATGAATATTTACGTTTAGTATTAAAAGCATTAAAAAGTAAGCCTGATTGTTTATCTTTAAGAGGTGTAATTACTTTTGATGGGCATGAACCAAAGATATTTGAACATTCAATCAAATATTCTGAATACAGAACAACTGCAAATGTTATAACTTACGAACGTTACCCTAATCACTTAAATGTAATTAAAAGTAGTATTGCAAAACAATTTACATTTCCTGAAATCAACTTTGGTGAAGATACCGACTGGGCTACACAAATAAATAAAAGTGGACTTTTAAAAAAAGAAGTTTACATTGAAGAAATAATTTACTATTATAAATACGTTTCAAACAAATGAAATATATTAGTTACTCACTTTTTGGTTATGGTAAAAGAGAACATAATTGCTTTGATTTTAGCTCCTATCTTCGTGGGATGTGGATTAATATTCGTCTCGCTCGTTGCATTTATCCTGACTGGCGAATACACATTTGTGTTGATGAAAAAACTTTTGAGCATTTTGAAAGTTTATTTAATAGGTGGAAACAGTACAATGTAGTATTTAAAGTATTACCTACTGAACCATTATGTAAGGCTATGTTATGGCGATTATTACCTATTTATGAGCAAGGAGTTGAAAGAATTATTTGCAGAGATACAGATAGCCCATTAACATATCGTGAGGCTCAAATGGTAAAAGAATGGGAAAACTCACCTAAGGTACTTCATGCAATTACAGATTCAGTTTCTCATAACATACCTTTAATGGGTGGGATGATAGGATTAACTAAACATGTTAAAGATAAATTTCCAAATTTTGAAAGTATTTTAGATTATAGAGATTACAATAATAAAGGAACAGACCAGGAGACATTGAATGCTAAATTATATCCTATTTACGCTGCTCATGGAACTGAAAGCATATTACAACACTATATTTTAGGAATGCCAAACACATTTTTAAGTGGTTATAGAAATTCATTTAATGATGAACCATTAGAAAATGTTAAAGAAGTTTATAGGCAAACAAACGATACCTGTGGACATATTGGAGCAGCAGGATGGTATGAAGCACCAATGATTAAATTCTTAAACAGATACGATGAATTTAAAGATGAATATAAAGAACTAGAAAAAGAATATAAACACATATTTTACTGGGCAAATGAATAAATACGTTGTAGTAAGCGCAAACGATAATCCTGATTATTATCAATACATTCCTTTTGTTTGTAAAGCATGGAATAATTTAGGATGGAAGGTAATTTGTTTTTTAAGAGGTAATCCAAAAACATTTGAATCTATATTTGATGATAAAAATTACTTTTTCTTTTTAGAAGGTAAAAGTAAATATAGAGATGAAACATTGGTCCAGGTATCACGTTTATTTGGTGCTTATTGTTTTGAAGGGCTTATAATGACTGCTGATGGGGACATGATGCCATGTTCAAATTATTGGCAACCAAATGAAAATGAAATAACTTGTTATGGGCATGACTTAACTGGTTATGGTCATTATCCTATTTGTTATATTGCCATGAATAGTAATGAATGGAGACGAGTAATGAATATTACAGATGGAGAACTGATGCCACAAATAGAAAGCCTATTGGATAAATATGAACAGGCAAGTAGTGATAATTGGGAACAATGGTGGCAAGTAGATCAAGATATAATCACAGAAAAACTAAAAAAAGAAAATGTAAACTCTATTTTAAGAGGTCGTGAAAACAGATTTGGGCTTGCACTCGGAAGAATAGATAGATTCAATTGGGCAGAAACAATAAACACAGAAAATCCAATAGATGCTCACATGGTAAGACCTTTTAATTTAGATGCAGCAATTAACATATTAAGCAAAACAGAATGAGTAAATTTATTGAAAACGTACAAAATTGGGATAATCACAGACCATTACTTTGGTGGGCTTTAAAACAAACTAAAGGACAAACAGAACCTGTTTTAGAGATGGGATGTGGCGAAGGCTCAACACCTTATCTTCAACAATACCTTAAAACAGATAAACGTAAATTAATAAGTTACGACTACTCAAAAGAATGGGCGGATAAATATAAAGCTAATCATGTAACAGATTGGGATTCAATTAACCACGAACAATACTCTGTAATCTTAATTGACCACTCACCAGGAGAAAGAAGATACATTGACATTCAAAAGTTAAAAGATAATTGTGATTACATGATTATTCACGATAGCGAACCAGCAGCTTATGGATATATGTTAGACAAGATTTGGCATTTATTCCCTTATAAAAGAAACTTAATAACTGATGGAGCATGGGCAACTATTGTAAGCACAAAACATGAAATACCTGAAATAAACATAAAAGGTTTTAACATTCAATGATTCAACTACTAGCAACTACATACATAATAGCAAAGTTCATTCCTAAACCTATATGGTTACATCGTAAACCTTTTACCTGTCCTCTTTGCTTAACTTATTGGAGTTTCTTAATTTATCAAATAATTAACTTTACTAACTATTTTGATTTATTGACTATTCCTTTTACCTTTGCATTAATAGCTTCACTCTTTGAACGAATTAACGATAGGTATCTATGACCGAAGAAATAAAACAATCTTTGTTAAATTGGGAATCAATGGGTAAGAATTATTCACCTAACTTTAATTACACAGAATTAAACGAAATAGCAATTAAGTTAGGAAACAAACCTTTTAACTTAGGATGCTCAGAATGTAGAAGACAATTACTTGAATTTTTACTAGCAACAATCAAAGATGGAATCAGTAAACAATCCTGAACACTACGGAGGTAAACAAAACACCTACGAAGCTATAAAAGTAATTGAAGCATGGGAACTTAACTTTCATTTAGGCAATGTTGTAAAATATATAAGTAGAGCAGGTAAGAAAGACAAAACTAAACTTAAAGAAGACCTCGAGAAAGCTAAATGGTATTTAGATAGATTTATTGGTACTTTATAAGTAAAAAATAAACAAAATGGCTAAAGAAATAGATAATAAAGGACAAAATCGTACTATCGCTCTTAAAAAAGCAATGTTGGATGCTTTAGAACGTCATTTAGCTATTATTACACCTGCTTGTAAAGAATTAGGAATAAGTAGAGATACACATTATCGATGGTTAAAAGAAGATAAAGATTACAAAAAAGCTGTTAAGGAATTAGAAACAGTTGCATTAGACTTTGCAGAATCTGCATTACATCAACAAATAAAAAAAGGTAATCCACTTAGTACAATGTTTTATCTTAAATGTAGAGGTAAAAAACGTGGCTACATAGAGCAGCAGGATGTGAAGATAACAGGAAATATGAAATTTAAAGCAGACTTTGGCGAAAGCAATCCTATACAATCCGCATCAGAATCAGAGGAAAATTCATAATGCAATAAATAACGGAACTGAAAAATACTATGTTATCAATATAGGAAGGCAGTTCGGTAAAACTTTATTGGCATTGAATCAGATGTTATTTTGGGCTTTAAATAATAAAGGCTGTAAAATAGCATGGGTAAGTCCTGTTTACAAACAATCAAAGAAAGTATTTGAAGAAACGTTTAAGGCATTTGCAAAACGAATGGAAATATACCGAAAGGTTAACCAGTCTGAATTAATTATAGAATACATAACAGGTTCAACAATTCAATTCTTTTCAGCGGAGCGATACGATAACATTCGAGGATTTACTTTTGATTATTTAGTTTGTGATGAGTTTGCTTTTATGGACGAAAAGGCATGGACTGAAGTTTTAAGAGCAACTGTTTTGGTAAAAGGTAAAAAGGTACTTTTGATTTCAACTCCAAAAGGTAAAAACCATTTTTATAAGATGCATCAATTAGATGGCACTAATGAGCAGTACAAGTCTTTCACAATGACTTCGTACGACAATCCAATGATTAACCCATCCGAGATAGACGATGCAAAATTAACACTACCTGAAATGATATTCAGGCAGGAATACCTAGCAGAGTTCATTGATGGCTCTGCAATGCTATTCAATAACCGACAATTAACAGATAACAAATCTTACGGCAAAGCATTTGCAGGGATTGACTTAGGTAGAGCAGACGATTACTCGGTACTATCTATATTCAATGAGAAAGGAGAGCAGTTCTATATTGAACGTTGGAGGCATAGCGACTGGGCAACAATAGTAAAGAATATTGCTCAAGGTTTGAGGACAAATAATGTCCAAACAGCATTAGTTGAAGTAAACTCTATTGGAGATGTTATATTTGAAATGTTACAAAAAGAATGTTCAAGTTATTGCACAATAGAACCATTCGTTACAACTAATCAAAGCAAAAAAGAAATAGTTGAATCTTTGATAGTGGCCAATCAAAACAAAGAGGTTAAATTCTTAAACGTAGACTGGTTAGACAAAGAACTTGAAATGTTTACTTACGAATACAATCCAAAAAGCAGAGTAATTAAATACGGAGCAACAAGTGGTTTTCACGATGATGGTGTAATGGCATCATGTTTAAGTTTCCATGCTTATTGTAAATACAAAACAGGCAGATACACAATAATATAATTAAAAGGTACTTTTTAAAATGATGACAATTGAATTACCAAATAGCTGGCATGATATCTCAATAGAGAAATTTCCTTTAATCTATGATATTACAAGAGATAAAGATATTGATCCTATTGATAGAGAAATTAGAGTTATATCCATTTTAACAGGCATTACAGTTGCAGAAGTTGAGAAAATAAGAATTGACCAACTAAAAGAACTGATTAAGAATGTGAACTTTATTTTTAAAATGGAGTTTCCTAATTCAGTTGAGATGTTTAAGCACAATGGCTACAGATGGGTAGTAAATTATGACATTACTAAACTAAGCGCAGGGGATTTTATAAGTTTAAGCAAACTAACAGAAAGCGAAGAAAGTATTATTGGTAACTTACCTCAATTAGTTGCAATGTTTGTTAAGCCTTACAAACTTAAGTGGTTTAAACTTAAAGAGGTTAAAATGGATTATGAAGAAAAAGTCGAACACATTAAAAGCATAAATGTAGGCATAGTTTATCCTTTGTGTGTTTTTTTTTGCAAAGTTATAGAAGGTTTGTATCCTCATATAGAGGATTATTTGGTAAAACAAATGAGCGAAGCGAGGATGACAATGGAGAACCAATTGAACGAACTGAAGAACAAAAACACTTAGATTATTGGAGTTGGTATGTTACATTGGATAGCTTAAGTGGTAAAGATAGAAGTAAATGGGACTTTTACTTAAATATGAATGTAGTTGCTTTTTTAAATTATTTGAGTTACATAAAAGACAGGAATAAATGGCAAAAATAAACCAACAGCAATTTAGTGAGTTAGATAACTTTTTATCTGATGTAGAAAGTAAGCTAACAGGTGAACAGGATATTTATTCTCAAAAAGTAAATGACTTTTTAAAAAGAGTTAAAGATAATTTAGAGAAATACAAGTTTAACGCTTCAGGTAATTTATCTCAATCATTAAAGGCATTACCAATTAAACAAAATCAAAACGGAGTTACAGTAACAATTGAACTCGAAGATTACTGGGAAGATTTAGAAAAAGGAACACCAGCAAAAGGATATTCAAAAGAAAACAGAAAAAAGCTACAACCTAAGATTTTAGAATGGATAAGTTATAAACCTGAATTACAAAGCATAGCAGGGGACAAGAAAGGGCAAAGGTCATTATCCTATGCAATAGCAACAAACATACTAAAAAAAGGAACTATAAAAAGATTTGGGTATAAAGGTAAACCATTCTTAACTGAAGAGATACCACAATTAGAAAAAGACATAACACAAGAATTTGAATAATGGCACTAACAATATACAACACACCTAACAGCTACGCACCCGTTTACAATCAAATGGTTTTTACTTTGAGTTCAACAAACGTTGCTCAATCTAATTTTCGTTACATAGCAGATATTTATGTAAATGGTTCAAGTGATTATACTAGATTAGAAGTAGGCAGAAATCCAAGTAACAACTATGGAACATTTGATGTGGCTGGTATCATTCAAAACTTTTTAACTAGAGATGCAGATGACAATACAACTACATTTAAACAATGTGTAAACTCAATAGCGTATTATGAAGTAAAGTTTGGTGAGCAGTATGGTGCTAGTAGTGGAATAACTAACTATCCTAACTTAACTACTTCAAGTGGTTATTGTTTTAACGGAGTTTTCAGTCCGTTGGACTTTTTAGACTTTACAACAAACACTTATGTTCTGCAAAATAGTTCAAGTCAATTTCTTACTGATAGACCTACTTTTGAATCAAGAACAGGTGAGAAACTTATTTTAGGTTTTATGACTGATGCTGCAAACGAAGCCTACAATTTAGAAATCATAACTTACTATGACGAAGGCACAGTCTTTAACACAGTAAGAGTTCAAAACCCTTACACAGCTTTAAGCAATAGACAAGACCGTTCAATAAATGTAAGAGTAGATTATGATTGGTTAAATAGTTTAGTAAATGCAGACTTATCATTTGGCACTACTCCGATATTTGTTACTAATTGGGAATATTACGAAGTAAGAATTAAAAATAGTGCAGGAACAATAGTAAGTGAAACAATCCGTATATATCCTGGCGAAGATATTTGCTCAAAGTACACTCCTATTCGTTTTAAGTTTATGAATAACTATGGTAAGTATGATTATTACACTTTCACAGGTGCAATGACTAAAAACACCAATATAAAACGTAATACTTACAAAAGCAATCCAAATCAATGGAGTGGTACTAATTATAGCTACTCAACAACAAGCAGAGGATTAAGCCAATATGAAACTATACTAGATGATACAATTACAATCAACAGTGATTGGATTACAGAAAATGAATCTATATGGTTAGAGCAATTAGTAACAAGTCCTGATGTTTATATTTACGATGGCAGTAATTTAGTTTCTGTAAACATAACAGATAGCAGTTATCAAACAAAATACGAAGCTAGTCAGCAGCTATTTAATTTAGTGGTTTCATTTACTTACTCACAAAACAGAAAAAGACAAAGAAGATGATTTTAACTAAAATATACATTAATAACGAGCAGATAGATTTAAAAGAAGATGTTTCAATACCTCTTAACTTTAACATTGCTGATATTAGAGAACCTGAAAAACGTTCTACTACATGGAGCAAGACTGTTATACTACCAGGTTCTACTTTTAACAATGAATTGTTTTCGAATATATGGAATGTTAATGCAGTCATTAATAGTACAGGCACTACTAACTTTACTCCGAATTTTAATCCGAATTTAAAAGCAATAGCAGAAATAACTTACAATGAAGCTACACAGTTCAAAGGCATTTGTCAATTGTTAAATGTTAATGTAACTGATAAATACGAGATTGAATATGAAGTAGCGTTTTTTGGTGAGTTGCAGAATGTATATCAATTTTTCACTAATAAGTATTTAAGA